GAATTAGGGCTATCCCCCGAAACAATTTATAAGTTAAACGAAAATCAAATTGATGTTTTACTCAAGAAAATTTTTTTAACTGAACAGGGTGCTGTTATGATTTCTGCCGATAAAGCATCAAGTGACCCTCAAAAATTAAAAGACTTAACCTCAAGGGGAATTAATGTTCGAATTGAAGGTGAGGTTGCTGAGGATAATGTTGATGTCATGGGTTCAGCTATGGGTGGTGCAACAACGCAAGCTCCACACCAAATAATGTCTCCAGATGGAATGGGTGATGATAGCGATGCTCAGATTGACAAATATGAAGATATGACTGAAGCTGAGAATAAGGATGAAAACAATCCTTGGGCTATCTGTCATTCTCAGCTTGGTCCTAAAAAAACTGCAAAATTTGAACGATGTGTTAAAGCCGTTAAAAAAAGTTTAAAAGAAGGAACCTCTCCCATGGATTTTTTCTTTGAAGAAAAAATCGTATCTTTGGTTGAGAATTATTTAGAACCCAAGATGACAAAAGAAGAATTTCTGGAAACCGTTGCTGAACAAGGTGTTATACGTCGCTCCGTTTATAAACCCAAATCAAAAAAAGGGAAATCTGCAAGAATAAGTAGACCAATTGCTGATTTAGGGATGTTGCAGTCGATGAAAGAAGCTGACACTGAAACAACTCCAGTTAAGCCAACAACTAAGCCTAACACCAAACCTACTATTAGACCTGCCCACCCTGGTAAAAAACCTTTTGAGGGTCCAAATCCAGGTCCTAAGGCCTCAAAAAAAGAAATCGAACAAGCTAAAAATGACGTATTGAAATTAATACAGGGAATTCTTCGTGATGGCAAAAAATAGGAAAATACAAGAACAGATTGATTATGGGGATTATCCTGAAAGGATGGACCCTAGTTTGGAACGAAAACTTCGTGACCCTGAAAATCCATTTGCTAAAAACCCCGCTTTTCAAGATGGGTTAGAGGAAATTCAAAGACTTGCAACCAAGCGTTTCAAACAGGTAGTTGATAAGGTAAGGGAAGTGACCGGAAGGCAATCTATTAATTCTCCAATGGTTGCAAAAATGTTAATTTCTGAAGTGTATCAGAAAATTCCTCAAATAATTTATATTGAGTCTCGTCATAAAGATGCTTTGGAAAATTTATCAATCGAAGCTTCCATTGATGAAGCCCAAATTCCTAAAGATTGGTTTGTAATTGAATCCTATTTAAATCGAGAACCTATTGACGTTAGTAACTTTAGACTTGAAGCTAAAGAACTTCAAGAAGAAAATGAAGAGGAGGCAAAAGAGTTAATGATTCAAGCTGGTTTTAATATTGATGAACTAACACCTAAAGAAAAATTAGAGTTAGAAAAAGACAAACGTAATATTATAAATGCAATTATCCAAGGCACAGCAAAAAAAGGACATTTTCTTTTTCAAAAACCTGAAGTAAAAGCTAAATTAGATGCAATTGACCCTAGATTGTATCAAATGTACCTTGAGGTAATGGCACTCAATGATTTTATGTATTTTACTATGGATGACCTTATCGATATGTTGTCCTCAACGGGTCAAGGAGTCGCCGCAATGGTTGAACTGGATGATATAGATGGTGAAGATAGTGGTGGAGAAGAAGGGCCTGAAGAATCTGCTGATACTGTAATACGTGCTTATGGATTAATTTTTCCAATGCTTTGTCACGAAATTATCAAAGGTATTGAAGAGGCTAAAGGTCGATACGGTCTACCTGAAGACCTAGATTTAAGAGATAAGGTTATGGGTCAAACCGACACTCTCCCAATGGAAGCTTGGTCTCTTAGATTGGGTCCACAAATTGTTGAAAAAATTCGTTTTGCTTTGCCAGACGAGATGTATGATGATGAAAATAAAGGTCTCATTAACTGGTTCCAAATGGAACTTTATAAACTCCCTGCTGAGGAATTCCTAGAAATAATCGGTAACGCAATTTCCGATGACTCAGACAAAAATTCTAAAGCAACCGGTCAGTTTAACGAATTGATTGTAATTGCTAAAAAGAATATGGAAGAATATGATAGTTTTGAATCTAGTGAAGATTCTGAAGATGACGAACTAGATTTCTTAGCGGGTTTGGGAATTTCCCGTCCTGACTAGGATTTTATGACAAAAGAACAAGTAATAATAGAGTATAAAAAGTGCATGAAAAGCACTCCTTATGCTTTAAAAACATATTTACAAACATATGACAATACCGTATCTAGGTATGTCCCTCTAGAACTTTTTCAAGACCAAGTTCGATTGGTTGAAGATTACGAAGAGTATAATGAAAATATTGCTTTAAAGTATCGTCAGGCTGGAGTTTCAACTGTGACTGCTGCCTGGGCCAGTAAAAGGTTGGCTTTTGCTAGAAAGGAAAAACCAGAAAAAGTTCTGATTATTGCCAACAAGCTTGATACTTCAGTCGAGTTTGCTAATAAAATTAGAAGTTTTACTGAACAATGGCCTGCATGGGTAGGGATTGGTTTTTCTCCCGAAAAAAATTCTGCACGACATTTTAAACTATCTAACGGTTGCGAGGTAAAAGCTGTTGCAACTTCCAAAGACGCACTTAGAGGGTACACACCCACCACCCTTATTTTTGACGAAGCAGCTTTTATTGAGGCCGATAGCGATTTTTGGGCGGCTTGTATGGCATCACTTTCTACTGGGGGTAAAGTAATTGTTATTTCAACACCAAATGGTTATGACGCAATTTATTACGAAATTTACGACCAGGCTTTACGTAATATGAACGATTTCAAAATAACGGAGATGTATTGGTATAGAGACCCTCGTTATACGAAAGATTTATACATGGTTAAAACTAATGATATAGTTCATTATTTTCTCAATAAAGAAGAATATCCCAAAGATGCAATTATAGATTTATCTGCAGAAAATAGAAAAGAAAGACTATTAATTACTTTACACCAATTTATTGAGGACGGCTACAAACCTTGTTCATCATGGTTTGAAAGTATGGTAAAAAAGTTAAAGTATGACCGAAGAAAAGTAGCTCAGGAATTAGAGTGTAATTTCTTGGGCTCTGGTGATAACGTTTTTGACGCACAAATACTCCAGAAAATTGTTAAAAATGATGTAAAAGAACCTGAAGCAAAATTAGTTGGTGGCCAACTTTGGATTTGGAAAGAACCAGAAAATGGACACAAATACGTTATGGGTGTTGACGTTTCACGGGGAGACTCCGAGGATTTTTCATGTATAGAAATTATTGATTTTGACAGTAAGGAACAAGTATTAGAATTTGTTGGTAAATTACCCCCTGACACATTAGCTGAAATTGCTTATAAATGGGGTTTAATGTATAGTGCTTTATGTGTTATTGACCTAACGGGTGGTATGGGTGTTGCAACCGCTAGAAAACTGCAGGAATTAGGATACGAAAATTTCTACTATGATGGTGTTGATATGAGTAACAAGTGGAAATACGACCCAAAAATTAAAGAAAAAATTCCTGGAATTAATTTTAATAACAAAAGAGTTCAAATTATTGCGTCTCTTGAGGAAGCTGTTCGCCATGATTTTAAAATCAGGTCAAATCGATTAATTAACGAAATGGGTACCTTTGTGTATATCAATGGAAGACCTGACCACCAGAGGGGTCACCATGATGATTGTATAATGGCGATTTCGATAGCTCTATATGTTGCTGAAGCAGCTTTTCCTTCGTTGGTTAAAGTAGTCAATCATACAAAAGCCATGCTTAATTCATGGAGTACGGTAATTAATGAAAATAAAGAAAAATCAGAATTTTTCAACCCATCGGTTCCTCAATTTTCTCAACCAGGAATGTATAACCAAAAAAATTACTCGGCGTCAAGGGCTGACTATGAAAAATATGGTTGGTTATTTGGTAGGTAAAACTATTTATATTAAACTCACATAGTTTAAGTTTAGGACAATGGAAAATAGAAATTTTACGGTTTGGCAAAGATTAAGTAGGGCTTTGGGTCCTGATGCTTTGATGAATCAAGATTTTCCTGTTTATAAGTTGGATAAGAAAGAACTTCTTAGAACAACTGATAAGGCAGAATATGAAAGAGAAAAACTTCAAGCCAAACAATCATTTTATTTAGCCAATCAATTTGCTAAGGTTGAAAATAACCTTTACACCCAAGCAATCTATTATGAGCCAAACAGATTAGCGTCTTACTACGATTACGAATCTATGGAGTACACTCCAGAAATTTCTGCTGCGTTGGACATTTATGCTGAAGAATCTACTACACCTAATGAGGATGGTTTAATTCTTCAGGTTTATTCAGAGTCAAAAAGGATTAAGTCTGTATTAACAGATTTATTCAATAATTCGCTGGACATTAATACCAACCTTGCAATGTGGACAAGAAACACCTGTAAATATGGTGACAATTTTGTTTACATTAGATTAGACCCTGAAAAAGGTGTCATAGGGTGCCAGCAATTACCTAACATAGAAGTTGAAAGATTTGAACAAGGATTAGCCACAAGAAATGCATCAGTTGGTGTTTCTCAAAATACCGAGGACAAAGGTTTAAAGTTTACCTGGAAAGCACAAGCCATGGAATTTCAGCCATGGGAGATTGCCCATTTTAGACTTTTAGGTGATGATAGAAAACTTCCTTATGGTACCTCAATGCTTGAGAAATCAAGAAGAATTTGGAAGCAACTTCTTTTGTCAGAGGATGCGATGTTGATTTATCGTACTTCACGTGCTCCGGAGAGAAGAATATTCAAAGTTTATGTTGGAAACATGGCCGACGATGACGTTGAAGCTTATGTACAACGTGTTGCCAATAAGTTCAAAAGAGAACAAATTGTTGATGCCAAAAGTGGTAATGTTGATATGCGGTTTAATCAAATGGCTGTTGACCAGGATTACTTTATCCCCGTACGTGACCCAGCGCAACCAAGTCCTATTGACACGCTTCCTGGAGCAACAAACCTATCAGAGATTGCGGATATTGAATACATCCAGAAAAAACTTGTAACAGCTCTTCGTATTCCAAAAGCATTTCTTGGATTTGAAGAAGTTGTTGGTGATGGTAAAAGCCTTGCCTTGCAAGATATTCGTTTTGCCCGTACTATCAATAGAATTCAAAAATCCATGATTCAGGAGCTTAACAAGATTGCTATTGTTCACTTGTTTTTGCTTGGATTTGAAGAAGAGATTTCTAACTTTACTCTCGGTCTCACTAACCCATCAACTCAAGCTGATTTGCTTAAAGTTGACATTTGGAAAGAAAAGGTATTGCTTTATCGTGATTTGGTTTCAGACCCAGGAAATGGTATTCAACCGTCATCATCAACATGGGCTAAAAAACATATTTTCAATTGGTCTGACGACGATATTAGAACTGACCTTCTACAGCAAAGAATGGAAAGAGCAATTGGAGAGGAGCTCAAAAACACCCCAGCAACTATTTCCAAAACAGGAATTTTTGACCAGCTCGATGCTTTATATGGTAACAAGCCAGGTGAAGGTGGTGCACCAACAGCTCCTCCTGGCGAAGTTAGTGAACCAGCAGCAGCTTCATTTGGTGGAGGACTTCAAGATTTAGGGGGTGCTTTAGGTGGCGAAGACTTCGGTGGAGCATCTGACACTGGTGG